ACCAGAGCATGCGCTCGTGTTCAGCGCGGTACTCCGTCATGACTTCCGTCAACTCGTAGTTCATGTCGTCTTCAACGTTAGACGCAACTTCTTTCATCTCTGGCGTTTCTTTGCCGATGAGTTTGCTACGCACAGGCCCTTGGGCTGGGAACGTCTCAGTGATTGTCTCTGCTTGAAAGCGCACAACCGCTTCTGTAATCATGGGGTGGAACACGCCGCATGCGCCGTTCCAAGGTTCTGTGCGCTCTTCTATCTGCAAGCCGAGCAGCTTCAAACCATCAACGTAAGTCTTCTCCCAATCTTTGCGGCCATTCTTGTCGTTGTCAATGTCAGACACCAAGTCACCCGCCAGCGACTGCAAAGCGCCGTCTTTTATGTACTCGGCCAAGTTATCGTCAAAGCCTTCTTCATCATCGTCTTCTTTACCAATGGTGATCTCCAGCCCGTCCATGCCGATGGTGACTTCTTCTGGATCAACAATTTCAATCTCAAGAGGAGATTCCTGTTCGCCCAGCGCGTCGATGCCCATGGGTTGTTGGTACAGAGCTTTGTCAATGTTCGTTGCCATGTGTGTTCCTAGTAGTATTCGTGTTTCCGGCGGTGAAAGATTGCAAGGTCATCTTTCTCGTCCGTGTCTAAAGCAATAAAGCCGCCTTGCCTAAAGCGTAGCAGCGCCTGTGTTGTCGTGTCCACGTAGTCGTCGTGCTCCCCAACTGGGAACGCGGCCATCTCTTCAATTACTTCTCGTGCCCAGCGTGTGTCGGGTGCCCAGACTTTACCACTGCTAAATAAATCTGCAACCGCATTGACGCGCACCATCTTGTCGTTGCCACGACTTGGGGAAAATTCTTGTACAGGTATGCCTAACGCCCTGAGTTCCTGAATCAGTGGTGCACCGGCGGCTTTTTTCTCGACAATGAACGCGTCTGGTTCCCACTCTTTGTAGTGCTTGAGCGCAACGACCTTGAGTTCAGGGAAAGCCATCCTGTCTTTGAAAGCATCCAGCAACATAAGCTGAGGCGTATCGTTTTCTTCCTCATTGTAAAAAATCCCCCACGTCGTACAAGCAGAATAGTCCGAATTGTTCTTAGTTTCAAATGCCGTATCCCAAGACTGAATGATGTATTCACACCTTGGTGGGTCATCCGGCTCCCAAATACGCCACATTTTACGGCTGACGATGGCCGAGTTCTCAGATGTGGGCTGCTGCATGTACTGCGCATTCCAATACCTTGGGTCAATACTGGCTTTCGTTGATTTCAGCGCCTCAAGCGACCACTGCTCAGGCCAAAGTGACTTCTCGTCTTCTTCGTCCTCATTCAAAATGGCCGGCAACTCCACAATTTCCCATGGAACCGCCTCTGGGTTCTTCGTTTGGTAGTCAATAAGGCGTCCAGTCAGGTCTAGGAGCGACCAACGGGTCATCACAATGATAATCCCACCACCCGGCATCAAACGCTGCAGCGGGCCCGTCTGGAACCAAGACCAAGCTGTATCAAACGCGAGTCTAGAGTTAGACTTTACGTCCTGTTCCGAGTGAGGATCATCAATAACGAACAGATCAGCACCACGACCAGCAAGAGCGCCCCCGACACCAGCAGCATAGTACTGACCGCCGGCGCTTGTAGACCACTTACCGGCAGCCTTTTGATCGTCTGCCACCATTGTGTTGGGGAAAACTTCTCTGTATTCATCAGAATCAATCAAGTTACGTATCCGGCGGCCAAAGTCTTCAGATAAACCCGCAGTGTGCGTGCCCATGATGATCTTCTTCTCGGGGTATTTACCTAGGAAGTACGCAGGGAACAGGTAAGACGAGAACTCAGACTTACCCATACGAGGCGCGATGTTAATAATCACGCGCTTTTTCCTGCCCTCGACCACGTCGGTGAAGATTTTTGCTAGTTTCTTATGGTGTGGGCCAACCTTAAAGCCCGGATATACCGCTTGGGCGAAGCCAAGCATGTTTGTTTTAGCTGCCTGTAGTCTAGCGCGGGACTCCCGAAGCTCTAAGTCTTCGTACAACTCCATCTTTTCTTTGACGCTCATGTGCGGCAACGCCTTGGCCATGGCTTCTAGCTCAAGCTTGCTGAGCGTTGTGAAGTTCTCAGGCTTCATCTTTATCTTCCGCAACGTCCACAACGTCAATCACACCCATGAACCTGTTGAGCTTTTCTTTAATGCGCGTCTCAAGCTCCACGTCAGACATCTGGGTTTTCTTGACCTCGATCCGTTCAGTAAACAGCGCCACTTCGGTGACCTTACCGAGCATATCAAGTGCTTTCAGGCGTATACGGGCGTCGGGGTGCTTGACTTCTTTTAGAATTTGTGCTACTGCATAGCCCCTGAGTTCCTTGGCCTGCTCGACAAACGCCCAATCGTATGCTGTCAGCATCCCAACCAAATGCTGCACTGCAGCAGGAGCCTTTATGTTAGCCAGTGCTTGCTGTGTATTCTGGGGTGGCTGTCCTGTAACCAGTGAGGCAAAAGAGTTTCTTGCCGCCTGCGCGTCTGCCTTGGACTCTGCCTCGTCATCGTCTAGTTCTAGCTCTCTAAGCCATTCCGCCGTTTTTACCTGTGCGTCAATGATATCTGCTGGCTCTGCGTCAGCAAAAGGCAACGGCGTAGCCGCAGTCATGTCGACCACGCTGGGTTCAAACTCGCCGTTAATTAAATGTTCTAGCATTGCGTAGGGTTTGTGCTGGCGTCGCACTTGTGGCCTCGTTGGTGTTAGTGTACACTTCTTTTCGGTGATGGCGCAAGTCATTGCTTCTCCTTGATGGTTTCCAGTTGCCATCTTTTGCCCCGACTCACAAGGTCGGGGCATTTTTTTATGTTGTAATGTCCAACGTTTGACATAGTACCTTGGAATTTTTTTATAATTTTTGGGGGGTGGGGGATCGAAATGTGGGTATTTCGATCCTGTTTTTTGAAAATTGGGATTGCGGGTGTGGAACAGTGTTTATAGCAGCTAGCTACCACGCCCTCACATAGGGGTGGTGGGGGATGGGTGGGGTTCTTTGTATTCAGAAACAGCCCCCAAAGCAGAATAAAGTACCCATTTGGTAATATAGAGGCATCGGTTGGGACACGCCTAGCCGATTCGGGGAGACTTTCTCCCCGACACAACAACTTAGTCAACTCAAGGAGAAACACCATGACTAAAGCAAAAGCAATCGTTATTTCGTTTGATGAATTCGCAGAGGGCTGTGGCCGTTCTGACGGCATGACGCTTAATGCAAGTGACGCCTACCACAAGCAATACCTGACGCTAGACGCTGACGGCAAAGCAAACTGGGAACAACGCTATGTGTGCAACTACGTTGTCGGCTACACCGACTCACGCAAGAACATGACAAGCATGACGTTCAAGCAAGCAACAGATGCCTACGGCAAGAAACGCACAGAACGTACTCGCAATGAGGAACTGGCTGTCAATGCGGGCAAGGCAAAGTTCCGCTACCACATCAGTCGCCCTGAGAAATCAGATGGCAAGAAGCCTGCTGTGAAATTCACCCCTGCTCAGAGGCAGGCTTGCGACAATGCCTTGGCATCGTTCCCTGCTACCAAGCTCGCAGATCAGATCAAGATGTTGCGTGCTTACCTGACTTCTTTGGAAGCTCAATAATCTGGGGAGACTTTCTCCCCGATTCTCCAGATCATCGCAAGGGCGAGGCTCTTGCGGTGTTTCATTTCATGTCCAATCAATAATCTCAAGGAGTCAATCATGACTAAACATCTCATCTCTTTCATCAAATGCCCTATCGGTTATGCGTTCAACTTCGTGGCGCACTTCGAATACCCACAGTCACTCACACGCTTTGTATGTTGGGGTTGCGAAACCTTCTGCCTGCAAGACGGCATCCAAGACAACTCTTGGTTCTAAGGAGAGCATCATGCCAACTCGTGACATATTCAACTACTACATCCGTCTTCGTGACGTTCAAATCATGTGCTTCCAGCGCAAGCGCAAAGCATGGGCAAAGGCAATGGGCGAACAGCTCAAAGACTTGCGTGACGAATACCCACACCTCAAATCATACGACTAAGGAGATCACCATGTATCAACTATTCAACCAATACAGAGTTAAAGAAGTAGGCATCGTTCAACTGGGCGCAAGCGAGTATCACTTGCAATACCACTACCCCAATGGCGGTAGCAACTACGTGGTCTATGTGTTCAACAAGAAACTAACCGACAGAGGCATCGTGTTCAGCACAGATGAAGCAGCTCTCGCATGGATAGGCGCACAGCCAAAGCAACTCAGCCTGCCATTTGGGGAGACTTTCTCCCCATCTGCACTATAGTGCGAGATTATTGAGGCAAAAAACCAGTCATGGCCAAATGTCCGACACTACAACCCTCGAACTAAAATGCGTGTAACCCCGCAAGCCGCATCCACGCTAGCGTTCCGCAAAAACTGTCCTATCTATCTATCTATTTAATATATATTTATATATAGAGATGTATGTATCAGGGGGTGAGCATTTTCTTTTGCTCAAAGACTTTCTTTTTTAAGCTGGCGTTAGCTATCCCCCAACAAGATAGATACATCGGACACTTTTCCTGCTACACTAGCATTGGTGCGGGTTCCGCACCTACACGCTTCTTAGTCACAGCCCCGTAGTGTTGGACATTTGTCCGACCCTCAAATTTGGAGTCAATAATCTCATGTACGAAACATACCTCAAACTCTCAGCCAACGAGCTACACAACCGCTTAACCGAGCGCAACCTACACCCTGCCGAGATCGAACGCATCAAAGGCGAGGTGCTTGAACTGAAAGAAACCCTGCGTGTATCCAAGATCACACGCACCCAGCGCAAGGCAGAGTGGGACAAGGTGCTGCAACCCCTGCGCTACGAGATCAACAACGCCAAGGTTGGCATGAAATACGGCGGGGAGAAAGCCTCCCCAGAACGAGTGCTAGCTTTCAGCGAATACATCCGCATCATGGAAAAACTCATAGCCATGCTAGACGCCCCATCAAAAGCGCTAGACCACACACCCATACAGATAGCCCGTGACAAGGGACTGCCCAACGATGGCGAGCACTGGACAGACTGGATACCCGCTAGGGTCAAGGACA